GCTCGGGCTGGCGCCGGCACTACTAGTGCCGGTGAAGCCAATGCTGCCATTCGCTTTCACCGCCGCGATCAGCACAATGTCGGTCGTCGTGACGCCGAATGTCTTGAACCCAGTTGTGCCGGCCGCGTTTTCCATGGCGATCCACTGGTTATTGCCCAGCAGGATGGCGCGGCCCTGGTCGAAAATGCCGTCGCGGGTCTTGACGCCGAATTTCCAGCGCTGGTCGGCTTCGAATGCTGCCTCCGGTCGGTCGGCGGAAACTGCCGTGCTGTCGCCGCTGGCCAGCACGCCGCGCCCACCTGGCGCAATCGCATCCTGCTCGATCAGCAAGCCGTTATAAGTCTTGGCCGGCTTTCCGTCCGCCTTGTTGCCGCCGGAGCGCGAGACACAATACGCATAGGTGATGTTGAAACAGTTCGGGCCGGTGCCACCGATCAGGTCGACGGCTTCGGGCACGATCTGGATTCCGCCGGTCCAGCGTTGGAGTGAGCCGCGCCGCTTCGAGTAGCCGGAGTCCCCCGCGCGGTTGATCGGATTGACCTCTTGCCCGAACACGCCGAAGTTCTTCGTTGCATCTGTCGGCGACGCGACCACAAGCCACGACGCCAGGCCCTGGCCTCCGTTGATGCCGTTCATGTCGCACAGCACGCCGTGCCCGATGCTGAACCCGGTTGCGACGGCGCCCTGTTGGGTGAAATTCATGCGGAAGCCATAGCCCGCATTGTTCGAGGTGCTCGTGGCGCGCCACAGTGCCCCAGCCGTTTCATATCCCCCGGTCGGGCCCGTTCGATTGAATTCGGTGCGGCCAGTGGCGTTGATCGAGCGGCTGACGCTGAACACACCGCCAGCGCCGGAAAATTGCACCCCCTGCTGATAGATCACGAGTTGCGTGCCGTCGCCATAGACCGGCACCGGGAGGTTGTAGGTCGCTGCTGGAAAGACGACCTCGCGGCCGGGGTTAGCCGTCAGGGCCTTCTGTACTGCGGCCGTATGGCTGAGCTGCGGCAGGCCGCTTCGCGCATCCGCGATTTCCAGGGGCGTCATGTAGTCGAAGACCGTTACCTGGTCTTGCAGCTTGCTTGCCACCGGGCGCGCAGTCGTGCTGCCCGCCTGTGAGAATTCCGAGACAGAATTGAGCGCTGCTGCAACATTGGTCGCGGTCCCGCTCGGCGGCGTGTACTGGATCATCGACGCGTCATTCGCCGTTTGACTATTGATACCGCTGCCGGTCTCGAAGAGAACGTCTTGACCCTTGGCGAGACCGCGCGAAAAAGTAACGGTGTCGCGGGCGGTCTCTTGATAATCAGTGGACGCCAGGCGGAAGCCGTCGACATACACCTTCAGCGAGCCTACGCCTGGGGTATAGGCGACCTTCGAGAGGGTGAACACGGTTTGCCCCTCGGTCGCTACCTGCGTCTCGGTCTGCGTGGGCGCTTCAGGCTTGAACGACGTGCGAGAAAACACCAGGCGGTGCTTTTTGTCCTGCACCACGATCGAATATTCGCCGTCGATGTAGACGTTTGCGGGCGTACCAGCGCGGACGATGAAGCCGTTGAGGGTGCGCAGCGGCTGCTCGGCTGGGATCGTGCCTTCGGCGTCCCAGAAGATCGCCAGCGGGCGCGTGATGGGATTCTGATTCGGCAGCCCGACGTAGATGAAGCCGTTATCCAGCGGCTTGCCGTCCAGATCAGGGAAGGTTTGGAAGGGAGATGCGACAGGTAACATGCGGTCCTCGATCAGTGAAGGGTGCGCGGCGGCGCAGGGGGGCGAGGCTCAGGCGCGGCGCGTGCGCGGCCGAGGGCTTGCTCGATGCGCTTTTGCAGCTGGCGGTTTTTGACCTGCTTGGCGAGCAGGCGCATGGTGGTGAGGACCGGGACCGGGAGGCCGGTCATCGAACCGGTCACGCCAGCTTCGGCCAGCGCGGCCAGCAGCACGCTCGCGGTGTTCGAATGGTTCACGGCGCCCGGCGGCGTGGTGTAAATCACCTTGGCCAGGTCGTTCAGGTCGCGCATGTGCTGCGCTCCCTGCTTGCCGAAGACGGCGTCGAGGCGGCCGTCGCCGTCCAGGCGCTTGATCGCCTTGTCGAGCTTCGGTACCGACAGAATCACGTTGCCGCGCTGGTCGGTGGCCGTGTTCGCGAATGCCTGCTCCTTGATCCAGTTGGCGGTCTCGCCCTGGAGGTCGCGCCAGGCCTGCTGGCCCAGCTCGCGAATCTCGACCGGCGCTTCCTTGCCGTGGGTGAGCGCGCGGCGCACTGCCGAGACGCTTTCACGGCTGGCGTTCAGGATCGAGTGTTCGAACACGTCGGCGATCGCCACCTTGCGATCGGCCATGCCGCGCTTGTTGTTCAGGAGCGAGGCGACAACACCCTTGTCCTCGTATTTCTTGGCAAGGTTCTCGCGCAGGCGGCGCGCGCTGCTGTACAGCGGGCCGATGGCCGGCTCGGTGGCGCCGTCGATCGCGCCCTTCAGGAGCGCGGCGTTCCGGATGTTGGTCGGCTCGTAGTCGGTGGCGTTGCCGATCGCGCGGCGCAGCAGTTCGGCGTTCTTCACGGTGGTCGGCTGCGGCACCAGGTTGCCGTCCGGCCCCTCAATGGCCGCGCCCAGGCGTATCGCGCGCTGGCGGGCCGCGCCCAGCAGCGGCGATACGGCCGCGTCGGGTGCGCTCTCGTTCAGGAACTGGATGGCTTCCTCGAGGATCACCGGCGCAGCGCCCTCGGCCGATTTCTCGGCTTCCTTGTACGCGACGCGCACGCGGCCCTTGTCGTACTCGAGCCCGGCTTTCAGGCCGGCGTCGACGGAGCGCCCGGTGCTGGCGAGGTCAGGCGTTTCTTTCCCGGTGCGGTCGACCAGGTTGTCGAAGTGCTTCATCAGCCTTTCGTTCTGGTCGGAGTAGCGTTCGCGCAGGCGGGCGCCGTTCTCGCTCTTCGCGGTCTCTTGTTCGAAACGCAGTTGCGTCTGGTCGCGCGTGGCCTGGCCGACGGTGAGGTCGACCCCGACGTCATCAGCAACCTGGCGCCGCAGGGTAGCCATGTCCGTACCGGCGGCGCCGACACTGCCACGCGTGCCGGGCGTGGGTGCAACGTCTGGGTTGCGGCTCAGCGTGCGCTGAACACGGTCGGCGATAGCCGGTGCTGCGGCGCGGATGCGAGTCACGCTGGCGGCCGCCGCCGTGCCGCCCAAGTCGCGCGCGGCGGCGCCGGCCGCACTTGCTGCGCGCCCGACGGCGCCCATCTCGGCCGTGAAGGCCGTCGCCGGCAGTACCGCGGCCATCCCTTCGCCGACAGCAGCCGCCTGCTCCTGGCCCGATTCGGTCCGTGGCTGGTAGGTCAGGGCGGCCATGCCCTCGCCGGCGGCCTGCTCGACCTGGCGCACGCCCGCTTGGGTGCCGAATGTGCCATCCATCACGGCTCCGGCCAAGCCTTTGACGGTTCCGCCCAGCAGGCCGGCCGTGCCGCCCACAGCGCCAGTCGCAAGCGTCAGCGCGGCTTCACCTGTGCCTGTAATCGTTTCGCCCACCGAACGGACGCGCTCCGGCGCGCCTACATTGCGGTTACCGAGCTGCTCGCCTGGCGCACCAGGGACGCCCGCCAGCTGCCGATTCGGAACTGCCGCCGGCGCTGCCGGCGCCGCAGCCGCTGCTGCCAGGTGCCCGATGATCTCGGTGTCCGAATACCCAGCCTTGCGAGCGCCGGCCAGGTCGAACTTCTGTTCCTGCGCCAGGTGGTTGGCGATCTCCACGTCCGAATAGCCGGCGGCACGCGCGCCCGTCACGTCGAAGGCCATTTATTGACCTCCGAAGCTGGAGAGGGGAGGGCGCCCGCCTGCTGCTGCGGGTGTGTCCGGATTGCCCAGCGCGACGCCGAAACGCTTGCTGACGGTCGACCGTCCTTTGTTGAGCAGGCGCGTGGCCTCGTCGAGCGTGGCCCGGAACTGCTTTTCCGATTGCACGCGCGACAAGTTCTGGAATGCCGCCTGCAGCTTTTCGCCCTCGGCATTCGAAAGCGCGCCCATGCCCTTGATGTTCGGGATCTGGGACAGGAAGGCCTGCGAGCCGAGCGTCTCGATCAGTGCAACTGCATCGGAACCGTCATCGGTAATGGCAGGTGTACGGCCCTCGATCGAGCCGAGCACGGCGTCCAGGCGCGGATTCGCCTTGATCCGCTGGATCGTGTTGAGCATGTTGTCGATGTTGCCTGCGGCGCTCTCGGCATCGGCCACTTTGCCGCGCACCTTTTCGTCGCGTTCGGTAACGGCCTTTTGCAGGTCGAGCTGAAGCTTTTGCTTCTGGATTGCGTTGCCCTCGCGCGCAATCTGCGCGTTGATGTAGGCGATCTTGGTCTGGTCTTTCCTGTACTGAATATCGGCTTTGATGCCCTCGAGGTCCAGGAGCGCTTTCGGCTCCGCATACTTTGCCGTGACGCCGTCGGTCACCGCTTTCGACTTGGCCGATGCAGCGCCGGCCACCGCGGCATCGGCGTCGGCCACACCCTTGCGCACGGTGTCGCCTTGCAGTTCCTGCGCGCGCTGCTCGCCGCCCAGCTTCGCGAACGATTCGGCAAACTTCTCCGGGCCCACCGCGGCGGCCAGGCGCATGCCGATCGTGGTCTTGGCAAATTCGGGATGGCCGACCACCAGCTGCGCGAACGTGTCGGCCGCCTTGGCGTCCTGCTCGTTGCCGCTGTTGCGCGCCGCTGCCGCCTGGTCTTTAAGAAGCTTGGTGGCGACCTCGGGCGCGCCGGACTGCAGCGCAGCGTAGACCTGCGTCGCGCTGTCGAGGCGGCCCTGCTGCTGCGTCGCGGAGAGCACGTCCGATCCGCGCTTGAGCTGCTCGCTCAGGGCAGGGTATTTGATCATCAGCGCGGCGATGGCCTGCGGCGTGGCGTTCTGGCTCAGCGCGGCCAGGTCGGCGCGCTGCTGCTGCGCCTGCTGGGCAGCCAGCTGCTTCTGCTGCCGCTCAAGCTGCAATTGCCCGAGTGCTGCGCCACCTTGCACGCCCTGCAGAAACGACATGCCAGGGGCGGGAACGTTGGCGAAGGCGCTTGTATAGTCAATCGGGTCCATCAGAATTTCGCCCCCATGAAGGTGCCGAAAGCGCTGGTCGCGCTGTTGATGAGTTGGCTGTCCGCCTTGCCGTTCGCGAGCGCGGCGCCGGCTTGGGCTGCGCCTTGCTGGCCAAGCAGCTGCGTGATCTGGCTCCCGGTCTGCATACCTGCATTGCCGACGCCGGCGGCGGCGTTCTGGCCCAAGCTGGTCATGCCGCCGAGGCGCGAATACTGCTGCTCGATGAGCTGCGACAGAAGGGCAGGCTGGAACTGGCCGAGCGCGGCCTGCACGTTCCCGCCGCGCAGCCCACCAGTGGCAGAGGCATTTGCCAGAATGGCGTCTTGGCCGGATTGCGACAGCGCCTGGTACTGGGCAGAGTTCTCGATTCCGTTGACGGCAGCTTGCTGCGCGCCGTTCCCGTTTACGCCCAGCAGGTCCTGCTGTCCGCCGAGCGCACCGGTACCGGCATTCACGAACGGGGAGAGCATCTGCTGGATTTGGTCGAATTGGCGGCGCTGCTCCTCGATCCCGAGTTGCGCCGACTGCGTCTGCGCGTTGGCGGCGGTATTGGATGCGTTTTTTTGGCTTCTGGACGCCATATAGCCGCCCACGAGTGATGCGCCGGCGGCGGCTGCTGCTACCCAAGACATGGGCGATCCTCCGAAGTGAGTGCGAATGGGGTGTTGTCGATCAGGGCCAGCTCGAGCGCGGCCAAGTCGGTGAGGTTTTGCGGGTTTGCGTGGATGGTCGTCCACACGGTGTCTTCCAGCGCGAAGCCGACGCGCTTCGTTCCTGGGCGCGAGATCAGCGTGCAGGGAGCAGCGACGATCTTCATGCCGTCCTCGGTCCAGACAGCGATGCGGCCAGCCGAAATGATGTTCAGGTGTTCGGTGCTGTGGACCTTGCCGGTCAGGATGGTGCCGGCAGGGATGGTGATTTCACGTGCGTACAGGCCGTCGGCGAAGTGGTGCACCGGCTCGATCGGAATCTGCTCCATCATGCGCATTTGCGCTTCGAGCTTCTCGATCTGTTCGCGGGTGGGAATTGCTGCCTGAGTGGTCAGGGCTTGGGTGGCATCGGCGGCCAGCAGCATGAGTTTTCCCGGTGATGGGGTTCATGGCCGCTGGGCGCCTGATCTCAGCTGTTTGCCTTGAAATTCGGCAACTGCTGCATTATAGAAATATCCTATCGGAAATTTCAAACACAATCAGATGAGCTATCGTTACGTGAACTGCCGGCCACTCGCGCGCACAACAATCGCGTCGGCATCGGGGCAGATCGCGCTCAATTTGCCGCCGGCGGCGAGGGTGTGCCCGACGAGTTCAGGGAAGGGCCAGGTAGCGCCCGGCTGCAGCGCCTTCTTGTAGGAGACGATCTGCGCGCCGTCGGGGGAGATGAGCTGCGCGGTGATGGTGGCGATCGCCTCGCTGTCGTTCGTGGCCGTGAGCTTGTCGATCGCGGTGATGCAGCCCTCCGACGAATAGATCACGCCGGTGGGGGTGGCGAACGCGGCTTCCAGCAATACGGCAACGGTGGTGGTCATGGTCAAAGTCCTTTTGTGATGGCGGCGGCGCGCAGAGCGTTCACCAGGGTTTGCGTGCTGGCGGCATCCGTGGCCGCCGGGGGCAGGGTGGTGGGGCTGGCGAGCTTCGTGGCTTCGTCAGCAAGCGCGGCGCGGTCGGCGTACAGGTTGTCGACCCGGTCGGTGCTGGTGATGGTGATCGAGGTCAGCGCCGCAATTCCACCGGTGATGTCGACGTCGTCGGCATTCTGCGCGGCTAGCGTGCCCATGTGCGTGCGCGGCGCAGTGTCGTCCGGATCCACGTGCGGCGGTGCGGCCGGCAAGCCTTCCAGCTGCGCGAGCGCTTCGGCCAGGATCGCCAGTGACGCCATAGCAGCCTGCGCAGCCGCGAGCGCCTGGCCGGCAAGCGCGTTGGCCTCTTCGATGGTGGACGGCAGCACGCCGTCGACGTCGCCCAGGATGCGTTCGAATGCGAAGATCGCCTGCTGGTTCCCCTGAAGGAGCCGGGACAGCGTCGCCCGGTCGAGCATGAGCTTAGGCATTGAGCGGCTCCACCTGGGCTTCCAGGCGCGCGAACGCGATGTGCGCGTCGCTGGTACCGCGGAAGCGCTGGACGCGCCACGACTGCATGCTGCCCTGGCCGAACCACACCAGGCGCTTGCTGCGCTGTCCTTGGCGGCCGGCGCGCACGCCGCGCTCCTGGCCCCATGTCTCACCATCGACGGAATACGACGTCCAGATCATCGGGTCGGCGCCCAGCGGCACGCGGCCCGGCAGAGCGACGAGCTCGAGCTGGTGGAAGATCGCCCCGCGGCTCTCGTTGTAGATGATGCTCGTGCCGAACTCCCAGCCGATCGTCTGGCCGTAGTGGGTCGAAACGGCGTCGTCCAGGTGGCCCAGCGCGCCGCTCGTCGGGTCGCCGCACAGCCACTGGTCATAGCACCACACGAAGTTGCGCGCGCGGTACGTGGCAGGCGCGACCAGGCCGGAGTCGATCGTGAACCAGACCGGTTCCTGTACGACAGCCGACGCGGCGCCGTCGTAGACCAGGGTCTGGTCGGGCAGGTGCAGGTACAGCAGCGCGTGGTTCTTCACCGTGCGCACCTCCATGACCGACGCGGCCAGGTCGGCCTCGGTGTAGGCGAGCAGCTGCGTGTCGATCTCGCCGGTGGAAAGCTTCTGTGTGGCGCCGTTGATGCCGGACCAGATCGCCGGCGGTTCGCCGCGTGCGCTACCCAGGAATGCAATTTGGTCGGCGTACAGGGTGGCGCAGTGCGTGCCGAGCGAGCCACGCTTGATCTGCGCGCCCTCGTAGCGCGCGAACGGGAAGCCATTGCCGCCCACGTTGTTCATCAGCTCGATCGTGTAGCGGTTCACCGCATAGACCTCGCCGGCGCGCGCCTTGAACATGCACTTGATCGGGTCCGGGTCGGCCTCGCTGCTGCCGTAGCGCAGCGGATTCACTGACGTCGGGTCTTTCAGGTCGGTCACCACGAGCGAAGTCCCATCCGTGGTCATGAAGTAGCCGTCGATCCACAGCACGTCGAGCACCTCGCCCAGGTCGACGTCAGTGACGCGCTCGGGCGGGCCGCCGTAGCTGTAGAACAGCGCGCCGCCGGCAGCGATCGCCAGGCGGTCGAACGAATAGTCCATGGCCACCTGGCCGCCGGCGCCGACGCTGCCCAGCACGGTCACAGCGCCGTCGGCGTCAATGCGCACCAGGTTCTCGCCCATGACGCGGTAGCAGGCGCCGTTCCAGTTGATGCCGCCGCGGTCGGCGCCAGGGCCGGTGCCGGTTTGTACGACCCCGTCAGCCGGGCGCAGGTAGCCATTGCTTATCCCCTGCGTGCGGGGAACCGGGATCATGTTGCGCGGGTATTTCGTCCGGAAATCCGGGTTCTCGTCGGTGTAGACGCCGCTCAGGATGGGGATTTGCATGTCAACCGATCCGATACCAGGTGTTTGAAATGCTATCGAAGCGCAGGCGGAAGAACCCGTGCGCGGTCAGCGCGGCCGGCGCGCCAGCGATATTGGCGCCGCTGCCGTTCACCGTCAGGGCGGCCACGGGATGGGTGCACGTCACCAGCACTTCCTGGCCGTGCGCGCGATTCTCGACGTCGGGCAGAACGATCACGCCGGCGGGCGCCGCGCCTGACAGGCCGATTTGCGCCCACACGCTGCCGCCTGGCGTGGCCGGAACGACGAGCACGGTGAAGCCGCTGCCGTCCGTCGCAATGCTGTAGATCGTTTCGCTCGGCGCGCCTTCGATCACCTCCAGCACGTAGGCGGCCAGCTGCGGCGCGCTTACCTTGCGCGTGTCGCCGTTTGCCTTCGAAAACATGGGGAACTCGTCGGCGTCGGCGATGCTGCCAGATTGGGAAAGTCCGTGAATGGTCGACATAGCGCCTCAGGTCGTGATTGGCTCACCGAGCGCGGTGTCGAGCGTCTCGGCAGGGCCAGTGAAGAATGGCGAAAGCCCGCGCCACGGCTTGTTCCCGGCGCCGCGCGGCATCGTGTTCGGCATCGGCGCCTGGCGGGCGACAGCGCGCGCCGCAGCGGCCAGCAGCTGGTGGTATCCGCGCGCCGCCGCCGCCCGGGTCTCGGTCGTCAGCGTCTTGCCCCGGCCTGCCGCGAGCGTCACTGCTAGATTCAGGTACACCGCGCGATTTGCCGAATCCGGCAAGCCGGACGGATCGTCGAGGCTGGAGTCGTCCGGCGTGGCCGGCAGCAGATAGCCAATGTTCACGCCGAAGGTGGTCCACTCGGCCAGCATGGCGTCCATGGTCTGAAGCGCATCTTCGAGCTGCTCGGGGTCCAGGTCGTAGACATAGCCGGCCAGTGCCAATTCGGCAAAGGCTTTGGCGATGATCTGTTGTTTGGTCCACATGTTTGAATCCTGTCCCTTATTGGCGGTTCCGCCGGTTGCGCGCGATGCCGCGCCTCTTCGCTGCGGCGCGCTGCTGCTGCGCCATGGAGATGCCGGCGCCCTTGCGGCCGTACAGGCCTGGGCGCGCGAGCGGGTTGCCAAACAGACTGCGCTTGCTGGGCTGCGTGGGTCGCGGCGCGACACTAACCATGGTGGGCTGGTGGGCCATAGCGGTAACGGAGTAGCCGGCGCCGAGGATGGCGACAACTGCCGCAAGCAGCCCAGAGCGGCGAAGTGATCCGATCATGCCTGCTCCTTCATTTTCTCGGCGATGCGCTCGGCCAGCTTGGCGTCGCCCAGGCGCGGCGAGAACTCGATGCCCAGTTCGCTTGCCTTTTGCTCGAGCTCGGCGCGGGTCGGCGGGGCGTTGTCGTCGGGTCCGACCAGCGCCGTCTCGACCGGGAGCGGCTTGGCCGCGATCGCTGCCGCGTCCGTGGTCAGCGACCAGCCATCGATCAGCGCCGCATCCTGCTCGTCGACGTCGTTCACGATGCGCGTTTCGAAGCGGCCGCCGTGGATTTCTTCGGTGCCGCCGGCGCGGTAGATCATGCGTGGGAAGTCGTTCATGGTGCTCCTTCAGGTTGAGTAATGGATGGTCTTGAGGTTGAAATTGCGCGGCAGGACGTGGAGGCGCGCAGTCAGCGTGAGGGGAGCGCGGCCCGCATTCTGGGCTGGAACTCCGGTGATGACGTACGACCCTGCCTCGGCCTGCAGCCGGCGGCTGATCCGGAGCGCAGCAGGCCGGCCGGTGATGATGTAGCTGCCTGGCTCCGCCTGCAGCGCGCGGGGCGCAGCGCCCTTGATCAGGTTGGCCGCGCTCCCGGTGATCGAATACGACCCGGGCGCAGCGACCAGGCGGCGCGCAACGGCGAGCCGCGCCGGGTTGCCGGTCAGCGAATACGTTCCTTTGCTGGTCACCAGCTTGCGTGCGACGCGAAGACCGACATCGTTGCCGGTGATCGTGTACGAGCCTTGCGCGGCGGCAAGCGCGTAACTGGTTGGCGGTGCCACCGCCGCAATCAGGTCATCATCTTCAATATCCGTGACGTCCAAGAACATCTGGTACGGATTTGCAGCGAGCGACGCCATTTCCACGGGCTGGAGCGCGCGCGACCAGACGAAAGCCACAGCGACATGTCCCTGCAACTTGAACCCGGTGTCCCCCGAAATGCCGCCCACGTTGAAGATGCTCGCGGACGAAGTCATGTTGGCGAGCGCGCCAGTATTGACCTGCTTGCCGCCTACATAGATCGCGCCCGCAGTGCCTGCGTAAGTCGCGCCGACAGCAACAGGCACGCCAAACGCATAAGCGCCCGCCGCTGGTGTATCGAGCGATGTGAAATTTCGCGTGTACGTGCCGAACTTGCCGCCGTTGAAGCGGATGCCGCGAACGCCGGCGACGAACGACCCTTCCGGGCCGATCTCCATGATGACCTGCTCGGCGGTGTTGTTATACGACGTCGCCACCGCGAACATGGAGCCGGTGTTCAGGACCGGCCCCGTGAATGTCATCTTGGCCTGGCCCAAGCCAGCGTCCAGCACAGTGCCATTGCTGGCGTATGCACGGTTCTTGGCGGTATTGACGAAGCGCTTGCCGGTTACCGGGTCAAAGGCAGATGTACCGACGAACACGCACACCAACCCCTTGGCGATGGGGTTGGATTTGTTTATGCGGATCAGGCCGCGCGGCTGCCGGCGCAGGCCGATCATTTACAGCCCCGTCAGGAGCATCACGCCCGCTTGCACGGTGCAGGCGCTCGTTGTGTTCCCGTAGGCGATGGCACGCACGTACATTGCAGGGCGCACGAGCGAGATCGTTCCAGGCGTCAGCGTGCCGCTCAGATTGTCCTTGCTAGCCACGGGTTGATAGTCGTACCAGTCTGTGCCGTTCTGGGAGAGCTGGAACATCAAGATGCAAGGGTTCCCGAGCGCCCCACTGTTGATGATGCGGTAGGTCAGTTCGCCGCCGTACACAGTGCTGACATCAATCGCTGGGCTCACGACTGGAGCGGATTCAAGCGTATTGGCAGGAACGTTAGTCGGCGTGCTCCACAGAGCAGCAAAGAGTTTTGATGCTGACATTATTCTTTTTCCGTCGAATCGTCGTTGAACATGGCTTTACGGACTTGGTCGCGCGTTACCATAAACGGTTGCAGGGCGAGCACCTTCAATTCGGCGACCTCGCTCTCGGTGAAGCCGATCGCGGGCGCCATCTCGTCGATGTTGGCCAGAGTGCTTTCGGCGCCGAAGTCAAGGCCTTTGCCGGACAAGAGCGAAGTCCACGCGACCTCGATGATCGCGTCCATCGCTGCCCCAGCCTTAAGCTTGCGGAGAATCGACTTCCCGCTCGGGCAGCGGTTGATGATGCCGAGGCCGTCGACCCAGCATTCGTGCAGGGCGAGCTCGGGCGTCTCGTTCAGTGCTGCGGCCAGGCCGTCGAGGTCACGCGCGGCGCGCATCTCAGCCAGGCCCGGCCGCGCCAGGATCAGGGTGCGAATGTCCATGCTCAGGCCAGGGTGAAGACGCCAGCGGCGCCGTCGAAGTCGAGGGTGAAGCTCTCGGTGTCGAGCAGGGTGATCGAGCTGCCGTAGTCGTAGGAGCAAACCAGCGGGCCGCCAGCGGACGTAGCGTTGTAGACGGCCACGTAGCGGAAGGGGCCGATGCTGCCGCCTGACGCGGTGATGACCTCGTCGGCGATGACGACCTTGGAAACACCTGCGACCTCGGTCAGCACCACGCTGTCGAGCACGTAGCCGCCGGCGACATAGCCGCCACCGTTGGCGATCTGCGTGAGGTCGGCCAGCACGGCATTCCCTGCGGCCGGCGCCACGTTGGTCAGCACGGCCTTGAACACGTGCGAACCGAAGTCGTGCTTCGCGCGCAGGAGCTGCTCGACGAAATCGTTGAATTTGTTATATGCGGCCATCGCCACTCCATCGAAGAAAAAACGGCCCGCACAGAGGCGGGCCGCAAAGCCCGGTTACCCGGACACAGGAGACGCTGGGGATCAGGTCTGGTTGAACGCGATCGCGCCAGCCATCTGCGGATTCGTCAGCGCGGTACCGAAGTCGATGTCCCAGCGGAACTTCATGCTCAGGTCGTTGATTTCGCCCTGACGCACGTAGGTGATTGCGATACCCAGGTCCGTGGTCGCACGCATCGACAGCCAGCCCGCGCCTTCCTCGATCGAGTACGAACCCGGGAGCAGCAGCAGGTTCTCTTTGACGAAGAACGGGTTCAGCTCGGCGGTCGTGGTGTTCAGCCACGTGATGGCTGCACCGTTCGCAGGGGTCGCGGTGACGTTCTGGTATTCCTTCTCGGCCTTGGTCGCACCGCCGCCCGAGACCAGGGCCGGGGCAATCAGGATCACACCTGCGGCAGGCTTGCCGATCACGCGGAAGGTCTGCGGCTGGCCGGTGTCCTGCTTGGTGATCAAGTGCACCGAGTTGACGCCGGCGATGGTGAAGGCGTCGCCAGCCTTGATGTTGGCGTATGCGGCAGCAGTAACG